TACACTGACTCTCTTAAAAATTACTGAATTTGAAATCTATTTAGCGAAAATAGGACTCCCACGACGACCAGTATTAAATTTTTTATATTATAGGAACTCTTATAAAAGAGAAAACGGAGAAAAGAAAAGAATGAATAAAAGAAGTGTTAAGTGTCCGATTCATGATGCTATGTGTGCCATAGAGATTTATTCTGAGACTTTAGAAGAGTTTGTTCCTATAGTTAAATGTACCCGTAGCTACCGCACGAATAAGGATTGTTTAGTGAGTATATTTGCTGAGATTGTTGCTAGTTATTATATGGTAGGGTCTGACCTTCGTAGAATGCAAACTTTTCATTGGGAAGCATATGTCGATTATTACCGTGAGCTTTATATATCATCTTCTCAAATAGCCATTAAGCCTCTTACAAAGCATAAAAATGAGCCTATGCAGACGGATGTTGTTATGCCTGAGTTTCTTCGACCTGTTATAAAGCATATATCGGATATATATATGATGCGGTTAATTAAAACAACTACAGATACAGTTAGAGGTACTTTAAAAGATGAGTGTATGAAGAGATTTAGTTTTGAGCGTATTCTGTATGATAAAGTAGCTGGATATCCTCAGGTTGTGTATACAACTAATAATATAACTCACGCTAAATTGATAGGTCTCTATAAGAGTTTTGATATAGTTGGTAATGCACGAGGTGAAGGATACTATCGTCAATGTAAGCTTGTTCCTCGAGCGTTGAGATATTTGGAACATCATCTTGAGTGCGAAAATAGAGTGAAAACTGTTAGGTTTAGGTATGATCCTAAAGAATTGTTCCAATATATTAAGATAGGTACTTCTGGAGGTGTTATAGCTACTAAGTCTGCTAAAGAAGTTAAGAATGGTGTTACTTATGTTGTTAAGAATTCCGGTGATAAGATTTTTCATATGGAAGCTTCGATTAGAAGTTTTCATCGGTTTATGATTCGATTGGCTAAAGGTCAAGACACTGAAATGCAACCTATATGTTTGACTAAAATCAAGCAGGAATTTCGTTATGGGCATGATAAGAGTGTGGCTGATTTGGAAAAGATGCAACTTAAGAGTAGAGAATTCTTTATTCCGCCAGTAAATCTTGTTTTTTTATCTACATTGTTAAACAAGGAGCGTATGTTTTTTGAGCGTGGTAATATGATTAGTATTGGGTTCAAGTTTTGGCATGGAGGTATGTATGAGCGTGCAAAATATTTGAATTATGACATACCTGGTATGATATGGAATGATGGTGATATAGAAGGGATGGACAAAGTAATAAAAGATTGGGATCTCTATTTATATATTGTTGCTGGTATTAGATATGTTGATTTTAGGTATATGACTGATGAACAGATGGATTTTTATTTCAAGTTAGTACAAAAGCTAATGTATCGTATATCCAATAAGATAGTTATTCATGCTGGTACATTTTGGCGTTTTATGAGTGGTGTTATGTATTCGGGGGGTAAAGAGACATCTCATGGTGATTCATGGTTGTTGGCCTTAAAGTTTTTT